GTCAAATGCAACATTATATTTAGCAGATACAACTCTATATGTGTTGGAATCTGCAGTTGCACAATCTGACGGATATACTTGGGATAAAGTTCGTATTAGGGTAAATGGAAAAGAAGGTTATATGATAAATAAAAATTATAAATAATGTATGAGCAAAAAAAGCACCACATAATGTTTTGCCGAACTATGTGGTGTTTTATAATAATTTATACGGTATATTTTTCATATTAAAATATTGTAAAAAAATGATTAATTAATTTCTTGCTTTTTTTGTAATTATATATTATAATGTGTTACATGCTTCCATAGCTCAGTTGGTAGAGTGCAGCCTTGGTAAGGCTGAGGTCACGGGTTCAATTCCCGTTGGAAGCTCCATTATAAAAACCAGTAAATAGCTTGATTTTAACTATTTGCTGGTTTTTACTATTTTTAAATCTTTATTCCAATTTGTCTATTTTGTACAATATTTCCAAAAAAAAGTGGTCAAAAAGTGGTCAAGATTTTTGATGTAATATAATTATTGATTAATTCAGTTGCATTTTCTCTTTCTTCATCCAAGTGAGTATAAATATCATAAACCATATCAGCAGAAGAGTGACCCATTAATTCTTGTGCTTTTTTTATCTTTACACCGGCATAATAGAGCATTGTGCAGTATGAATGTCTTAGTTGATAATATGAAAATTTGATTTTCTTATCTTCTTCGTTTATATTTTTGTTGACATCGTTCAAGAAAGAGTTTAAATGCGTTTTTAAAGCTTGTTTTGTTAGCATTGAGTATTTATCTGTTTCTTTTGTGAAAAGGTATTGAATTTTGTTTTCGACACGATAATCAACTTCTTTTTTTAATGAGTCAGTTAAAAAATCAGGAATCGGAATTTTTCTATTTTTTAGGTTTTTGGTAGCTTTTATTTGAGGCTGATTTTGAGCAAGAGAAACAGCTTTATTTATATTCAAAAGGTTGTTTTCTAAATCTACATCAGCTATGGTTAATGCAACAGCTTCCTCCGGTCTTATACCACAGTATCTCAATAATAATATAAATAAACCATATTTATGATTTTTTGCACATTTAACAACTTTAGAATCCTCATATTGTGTTAAAGGTTTTCTTTCTGCCTTAGGAAATTTTACAGCTTTTATTCCGTTTGCAACATTCTTATCTATAATATCATTATTTGCAGCGTCTTCTAAAATTCTTTTACATTCTGCTATAGTTCTATTTGTAATATCTGTATATCCATCTTTTAGCATATTTGATTGTATTTCTTGTATTTGATATCTTTTCAAGTTCCTTAATTTAACATTACCTATATATTTATTGATATGTTTTAATCTGTTTTTTACGCTATTTTGAGTTGCTATTTCTTTTATAGAAATGTTAATATCAAACCATTTGTCTGCATATTGTTTAAAAGTTATGTCAGAGAAAGATTGAGACATACCTTTTAATTTTTTGTAATTTATTTCTGTAATTTTATTATCTAATTCTTCAGCTGTCTTTGCTATTATATATTTTTTAACACCATCTACAACAACTGACGTTTGATACCTACCATCTTTTCTTTTTTTATATTTTGTTTTTGGCATAATGAACCTCCTAAAAAAATAAGATAAGTTAATCTAAACTTATCTTTAGTATATAAAACCATATTTTTCTGTGTAAAAATTAATTGCGTTATTCATATATTCTTCTGTAACTTCAAAATATTCCGCAAGAGCATAAATTGTATTAAATCCGATTCTTAATAGCTGATTTTAGTTTTTCAAAAGGAATAAGAGCATAGTAGCTCCATTTCTTGGCACGATATTCTTGTTTATCAATTAAAATTTGGTCTTTGGTGTTTACTGGATATGTTGCATCCATATAATAATGACCAAGTTCCTCAGATAATACACATTTTTCATTAATGCTTGTATTTAATTCCGAATAATTAAGTGCAATGGCATTTATTTTATCTATATTTAAAAATATACCATAAGCATTTTCGATGTACCAATCATATATTTTAATATTTTCTTTTTCTGCTAGATCATATAAATTACTTAGATTCATTTTTATCTCCCATGTAAAAAAATAAAAGTAGCTGCAATGAGCTACTTTATAAAGTCTTCTATAATGCAGGTATCAATATTATTTCTGCTAGAAATAGTATTATACTGCTGAGTTATAACTAACTTTATTATACTATATTGTATGCTCAATGTCAAATAATATTCTTATTATTTTAAGAAAAGTTCTCTGAATTTGTTGTCAATTAAATCCAATGTACTACCTGAAACTTTAAGCTTAGATAAAACATCTGAATTTGTTTTTGGGTCATAAATTCTTTGTTTACTGATGGTTGTAATTTGTGAAACTAATGCAACACTACCTTTTTTCATTTTTGAAATTTCTTTTTCGACTTTTTTTATATATTTAAAATCATTGTTAAATTGTTCTACTTTTTCTGTAGGCAATTTCCAAATATCTTTATATTTTTCTGATAAATTTGCTGTCATAGTATCGCAGATTTTTGTTAAATTTAAATATATTTCATCACCTAAGTTTACGGTAGCAAGTTCATTGTATTTTTTATTTTCTTTTACAGATGTTAGAGGAACAACTGTAAGAGTTCCAGACGAGATAGCATTGTTTTTATCTAAGACTATACAATAGTGTAAGCCACCTTCTTCATTTCCAACATTAAAACCCAAATTGGCTTTAATAATACTTCCTCTTTTATATTTTTTCAAAAGCTTTGGTTTAAAAGTTTTTTCGCTCAAATTATACATTACAAAATCTTCAAACCAAAAAGATAATAAATGAACCTTTTTGTAGTCTTCCTGTTCAATATAATAAGACAAAAGAGAGTCCAATTTATTAAGAGAGTTCTTTTTATGTGTTTCTGCGTAAATGTATTGCTCATTTTCTTCTGTTATTCCATTGTTTTCTTTTGATTCATTATTTTCTATAATATTTTTCTGCACTTATTTAGTCTCCTTATTATCTTTTTTATTATCTTTTAAAACTACTTCAAGTAACCCTTTTATTTGTTCTTTTTGAGCAGAAGTAGGTGGGGTATAGTTGTCTGCATTAAATCCCATACTTGCTAAATCTAATAAACTATCATCAACTTTTTCAGGGTTTCTTATATCAGATTTACCTAATAGGTAGTCTGTTGAAACATTAAAATATTCGGATAATTTTATTATATATTCATCTTTTAGAGGTACTCTTCCAGTTTCTAATTTACTGACACCAGCAACTTCTAAATTTAACAATTTTGCTAATACCTCTTGCTTTATATTTTTTTCATTTCTTAATTGCTTTATTCTATTCAAGATAATTTACCTCCTCTATGTATTATAAACTATCTTGATAGGAAAGTAAACATAATTTCCTATTTGGAAAAAAAAAATAAAAAAATTTAAAAAAATATCTTGACAAGATAAGGAAAGTAATATATTATTATCTCAACAGGAAAAAAGGAGGCGAGATAGATGTTTGAAAATTTAAGAAAAATTAGACAAGAAAAAAACGTCAAAGCAAAAGAAATTGCAGAAAAAATAGGATTAAAAACAGAGGGAGCATATTACAAAAAAGAAACAGGAAATGTACCTTTCACGCTAGAAGAAGGAAAGATTATATCCGACATGTTAAAAATGCCAATAGAAGAAATTTTTTTTACAAACGAATTATCTTCACAAGATAACAAAAAATAACCACAATCCGATACAAAGAAAGGAGATGAGAAAATGCCAGCAACAAAATTACAAGAAAGAGCAAGAGTAAAATATATAACACCAAAACAGTTCATGGAACAGTACAGTTTAAGTAAATCACAAGCTTATAAAATTTTATCAAGACCAGAAATGCAAGAAGCAAAAATAAAGACGGGAGAAAAACAAATAAGAATCAATTTAGATAGAGCATTTGAAATAATGCAACAAATTTATAGTTAGAAGGGAGAAAAACAAATGAAAAACATAGTTAGAGGAATTATATTATGGATCATAGCATTAGCATTCATATTTGTAATGTTTACAATAGCAGAAACATTATCAAGAATAGTAACAATTAATATGATAATGAATTTAGTTTATGTATTGCTAGCAATTAGCATTGTATACATATTAAAAAATATTTAGAGAGGAAGTGAGAAGAATGGAAAAAACAATAATAATGATGTGCGTAATAGATTTTATACTTGTAATTATTTCAATAATAAATCTAATAAGAATAAATACATATTTAGATACAGAAAATCAAAACTTAGAAGAATTACTAAAAGCAGAAGAAGCAAGAACAAAATTAATAATTGAAAATTACAAATATGAAAAAATATTTGATGCAATTAAGAAAATACTATTTGAAAGAAAGCAAGAAAGTGTAGAAGAAAAATACAACAAAATAAAAGAAGTTATCAAGTCTGCAAACCAAAATAACTTCTAAATCAAAATACATAAATATATGATTTTCTAATTAATTATATCAAATAATCTTTAGAAAATCAAGAAAAAAGAGAGTAAATAACATGAAATGTATAAATTTTAGATTCAGAACAAAAGATTATCAAAAATATATTTATTGTGTAAAGAAGAAAAAGAAAATTCAATATAGCGAATGTAAAGAATGTAAATATAAAGAATACAAAAAAGTTAAAGAAATAAAGAAAAAATCAAAGAAGTTGAAAAAATTAGAAGATAACAGATTCAGCATAATAACTGACAATTTAAAAGTTTGTTATATATGCAAAGAAAAACATAAAATGGATTTAAATGAAGTTTTTGGAGGCAGTAACAGACAAATGAGCATGAAATATGGATTAGTTATCCCCGCTTGTCGAGAATGTCATTCCGAATATGATCTTAATGAAGAATTAAGAAACAAGTATCAAAAAGAAGCACAGCTGAAATTTGAAGAAATATATAGTCACGAGTTATTTATGAAAGAGTTTAAGAAAAATTGTTTAAGGGAGGAAGAAAATGTTTAAATGTAAAATTTGTGGAAAAGTAACACGTCCAGGCGAAAAACAAACTAAGAAGGTAATAAAAACGAGAAAAAAGGAATACTGCAACATGGATAAAAACGAAAGAGAAAAAATATCAAAAGGAATAGAAATTGTTCAAGAAATAAATATATGTGAAAAGTGTGCAAATGAGGAGGGTTAGAAAAATGAGAATAACAAGTATTAAAATAAACAAATTTAATAACACGGGCTCAATTCAAGGTGTGGCAAGTATAGTATTAGATGATGCTATTTGTATTAACAATATAGAAATAGCACAGGGAAAGTTTGGAATGTTTATTTCATTTCCTATAAGAAGAAACAAAGAAGGAAAAATATACAACGTAGTGCATCCGATAAATTCAGAAACAAGAGAGAAGATACAAAAGGCAATATTACAAGAATATCAAGAAATATGCAACAAGGGATAGACATAGTTTATCCCTTATATTTTACGAAAGGATAAAGAAAATGACATACATAGATTTAATAAAGGCTTTCGAGAAGTGGCTCGAAACTAACTATTTACCAGGCACAGCACAGTTGTTATGGTACAAGTTGATTGGACTGTTCAACAAGGCTATGTGGAGTGAATGGGTTACAGTAGATAACCACAAATTGATGGCACTCTTAGGTGTAAAACGCGAAGCGACTTTTATATCATATAGAGACAAGTTAATAGAAGCAGGACTTATTGAGTATAAAAAAGGAAAGAAAGGAAGTCCGAACAAGTATAAAATTTGTACTGTCAATTTTGAAAGTACAAATAGTAGTATAAATAGTAGTGAAAAGCGGAGTAGAAATAGTAGCAGATACCGCAGACATAAAAGACAAAGACAAAGACATTTATATTAATTTATTTAATATATATATAAAGCGAATCCGAAACAAACCTTTTTTCGAAAAAATAAAGGTTATTTCAGAATGTCAAAATGATGAGAGATATAAAGAATTACCCGCTGAATATCAAGAAAAGATGTTTACAGACTTGATGCATCAAGCAGAAAGTCATAAGAAAGGGGGAACATATGAAAAATAAAGTAATAAATATAAAAAATTATTTATCAACGGAGAGATACGTAACGAGAAAAGAATTGGTTGAGACAACAGGACTTAGTGATAGAAAGATAAGAGAGAAAATAAGTGAATTAAAAAAAGAAAGAGTAGTAATTTATAGCAGCAATAAAGCGGGTTATAGATTAGCAAAAGAGTTAAAGAATATAACTCGAGAAGAGAGAGAAGAGGAAATAAGTCTAGTGACACATAGCTTAAATGATTGTAAGTCAAGAACTAAGCAATTAAACAAACAAAAAAGAAAGTATATAGCATATCTCAAGAAAGCAGAGCAGATCATGCTAGAAGAGAACGGAGAAGAGGGAAAAGATGTTACAAGTTATAGAAATAAAGTATAGAAAAGAGCCAGAAAAGTACGCAAAAATGCAACATTTAGAAGAAAAAAACAATATTGTAAAAAGAAAAGCAAAGAAACTTTATGATTATTATATTTGCGATTATTGCGGCTCTGAGATAAGACTAGACATAAAGCAAACAGAAAGAAGCGGAGGAATAGCGGTATTACCAAATTCGCTAACAAAATGCGGAGAATTAAAAGTAGCTTTATGCAATAAGTGTGTTAAAGATGTTTTAAAACAATTAGAAAAATAAAGATACAAAGGAGATTGATGAAGTGAAAATAGATAATGTAGATGAAGTAAAGGAATTGCTAGTTGATATTGATATATTATTTAGCAATTTAGACGATATAAAGAAAGAGTTAGAAGAAAAGATAAGACAGAAAGAAGCGGAACAAGAGGATTATTTACATGAAATAGAGCTAGGAAATTTAAATGGAATACAACTTACAGGAGTCGCAAAACAATTGAAACAAACGAGGAAAGAGAGAAGAGCATTTAAAGACAAGTTAGATTTAATAAATACTCTAAAAGGATATACTGATAAATATATTACAAAAGGGATTATTGGAGATACAAAACAAGCCATCAAGAATATTGAAATGTTGGAATCTAATCATAAAACAAGAGAATATGTTCCAAGAATAATTAAAAATTTAAGATGTGCTAAAAAGAGAAAAGGAGATGAATGATTATGGCAGATGTATCAGATAACGAAGAACTAATAGCAACAAGAAAGTTGCACGGATTAGATGATGATTTATTTAAAGATGAGAAAGAAATTGAAGTAGGAGAATATGGAAGAACTAATAAAGGCAAAATATTTATATTTGCTTGGTTAGAAAATTCAGATGGAAAAAGATATACAAACAAAGTTTTATTAGGAAATGGAAAAATATTTGAAAACAAATTTTATTATTTTGACGACGGAGAAGAAATAGTAAAACATAGCAAACAACTAATAGACCTAATAGAAGTTGGAGATATAGTAAATGGAATGAAAGTATTAGATATTAAAAAAATAGTAAAAGATATAGAACCATTTAAAACAATATATTCAAAAGAAGAAATCTCTATTTGTGTATTTGTAAATGAAGCAGGAGCATATTACATAGATATAAGAGATACAGACATAAAAACAATATTAACAAAAGAAAGTTATATGGCTAATTGCTATAAAGTAGGAGGGCTGTATGGAAGAAATCAATAAAAGATGTATAAGTAGAAAAGAATATTTGAAGAAATATGATAGCAATGTTAGGTATGCATTATATGTTCAAGATAATATAAGAAAAGACGATTATGTAAGGCTTAATACAGGTAATATAGTAAAAGTTATTGGAATAAAAGCAAATACAGTAAATAAAAGAGCTATTTATTATGGATTTTACAAACAGGATTGGTTTGATTCAGCTGCAGTAGAAAATTTTTTAGATAATATAATAGATTTAATAGAAGTAAAAGATGTTATTAGATATAGAATAGATAATATTCCAACAACATTAGAAACAAAAGGTTACATTGAAGGAATTATAGATATATCAGATGAAGAAATGTTACAAAATATTAAGCATGATAAAAATTATCATATATTGGAAATATTGACACGTCAACAGTTTGAGGCTAATTGTTATAAGACTAGGGAGGAAAACAATAATGTACATAGATATATATAACACAAATAAAAAATACAATATAATTTACGCAGATCCTCCGTGGAATTATGGAGATGTACACAAATGGCACAAAATGGGACGGAGGAGTAAAAGGACATTATAAAACTATGAAATTAGAAGAAATAGAAGAAATGAAAAATGTTATCCAAAATATTGCTGCAGAAGACTGTATTTTATTTATATGGGCTACTTTTCCAAATTTAAGAGAATGTTTGAAGATTATTGAAAGCTGGGGGTTTGAATATAAAACGTTAGGATTCAGCTGGATAAAAACAAATAAAATAAATAAGAAACCTTTCTTTGGAATAGGTTTTTATACAAAGAGTAATTGTGAAGTATGTTTAATTGGAATTAAAGGAAAACCAGGAAAAATAATACAGAGTAACAAGGTTAGCAGTTGCATAATATCAGAGAGAAGGGAACATAGCAGAAAGCCAGACGAAGCAAGAGAAAGAATAACTCAACTAGTTGGACAGGTTCCCAAAATAGAGTTATTTGCAAGACAAACAGTAGATGGTTGGGATTGTTGGGGAAATGAAGTAGGAGGAGAAGATGAATAAAACAATAGAAAATATAGTAGAAACAATATGTTTTACAATAATAGTTTTAGTTGTAATAACAGTAATGGTAATGATGAATAGCAAAGATGAAAAAATAAAATTATTAGAACAAAGTTTAAATGAGCAAATAGAAGAAAAGCAAGTATATATGAATATGCTTGAAGAGGAGAGGAGTAAATAAGATATGAATAATATAGAAAAATATATAAAACATTTTAAAACCATAACAAAGCACAAATTTTATGTTATGAAATTTTGCTTTAAATGTGGGAAATATAAAAGAGGATTAATGCATGATTTGAGCAAGTATGGAATAACTGAATTTTTTAGCAGTGCAAAATATTTTCAAGGAACAAGTAGTCCAATTGATGCAGAAAAGAAAGAAAAAGAATATAGTTTAGCATGGCAACACCATAAGGGACATAACCCACATCATTGGGAATATTGGATTGACAATATAGGAACTTATAAGAATACACCTTGTAAAATTCCGTATGATTATGTAATTGAGATGATATGTGATTGGTTAGGAGCTGGAATAGTATATTCAAAGCAAAAAGTGGATTATGACAAGGCATATAGTGAACCATTAAAATATTATAATAAATGTAAAAAAGAAAGAATATTTCATCCAGAAACTCAAAAATTAATAGAATATTATTTAAACATAATTGAAACAGACGGAATAAATGCTTTTTGCAAAAATGTAAGAAGAAAAGGTTATGTTTATGCTGATTACATAGGCGAAACAATTAATTGAGAGAGGAGTAATACATAATGAAAGAAAAAACAGCAGATGAAATTGAAATAGAAAATGAAAGAGATAAAAATTTATATATGCAAGGATATGAACAAGCATTAAAAGATGCAAATGTAAATAAACTTTTTCAAGAGGGATATATTTATGGAATCCAAGTTGAAAATAAGAATTTTATTAGAAATTTAGAAGAAGTTATTTATGAATTAAAAGAAAAAAGGGAAAAAGGGAATATTGTTATAGGTTATTGGCAAATAAAAAATATGATAGAGGAGATTATAAAACAGTGCAAAATAAATTAGATAAAATTAAATTTTATGAGCAATTAAAAAGATTCAATAATAAATATATACCAATTTTTATAATGATGCCCATAAATTCTAATAGCAAATATTCAATTATTTTAGACGAAAATAGAGTTAGACAGAAAATAACTCATGATTATACTTTACAAATTTTTGATAGAACAAAATCAGGATACGAAAAGTATTTATGTAATGACATTGAATTTAACTTGATAAATGAAAATATAAGAACAGATTATCAATTGTATAAGTTTATAGATAAAAAAATAGGAGGTGTTTTAAGTGAAAGAAAATAATAATGGTACCGACACAAATGTCGGGAGCATGAAAAATAGTATAGAAGAAATAACATTTGTTGAAAATGAAATAAAAAATACAAGAAGATTATTTGAAGAAGTTGGATCTTACACATTTTTTGATGAAGATTTATGCAAAGCAATAGAGCATATTTTATCAGATTATAAAAGAGTATTAAAAGAGAATGAAGAGAAAAACAAAATAATTGATTCAATGATAAAAGTGATGATTGACAGTTCTATATGTGATTATTTTATAAAAGAAAAATGCAAAAATTATGCTGGTGAAAATGGAAAGATTTGTGATGATTGCATAAAACAATATTTTGAAAACAAAGTGAAAGAGGTGAGATGAATGAACAAGGAAGAGAGGAAAGCAATTGAATATTATCAAGATAAAGAAATTAGTTTTGGTGTAAACTTTGATACTGAAAAATTATTAAGGGAATTAGGAATAACAGAGGACGATAGCTTTGAAAATCATCAAATTAGATTTAAAACTTTATTAAATCTAATAGAAAAACTACAGAAGGAGAATGAAGAATTAAAAAATAAATTATTAGACACTTTGAAGGGACAAAAGGTAATCAAAGAAGAGACACCACAATACATTAAAGAAAATTATATTACAGTTCAAATAGTAAAAGACAAGATAAGACATTATCAAGAATTACAAGATAATTATACTAAAAAATATGATGAAATAAACGAAGGTTTACAAGCGATGATAAATGTTTTACAAGAACTAATAGAAGAAAGAAGTGATATATATGAGAACATGTAAATGTTGTAGTTGTAAAAACAAAGAATGTTCATTTGCACAATGTAAAGAAGAGTGTACAAACATAAGAGAAGCGAAAAGAAAAGAGTTTTGCAGCTGTGGATATATACATATGTGTTCAAACTATAAAAAGAAAGAAGATTTTACAGATTGGTTAATAGGGAGGATAGTATAAAATGAAATATAAAGGATATGAACTGCTAAAAGCAATAGCAGATGGAGAGATAAAAGAGGGAACAAGATTTAAATGTTTAAATGAAAAACCTATCCAATATTATTCAGATAGTAATATATATAGATATGAACATGGTAATTTTTTAGGAAGATTTGGTGGATTCAATATATTAAATATATTAAACAAAGACTTTGAAATAGTAGAAAAACAAGATGAAATAGATATAGATAGCATAGAAGAATACAAACAAGAACACTCAGAAAGATGTATAGATGTAGATATAAGAAATAAATTGAACGAAATATTACAAGCAGTAAAACAAATAAATAAAGAAGTAAAAGAGTTAAAAAATAGAAAGTAGAGGAATTAGGATGGAAATAAAAGAAAAAAGTTTAGATTTAAAATTAAATAAAGGACATGCAGTATGTTTTGATTTTGATGGTGTAATACATAAATATTCAAAAGGTTGGCAAGATGGAAGCATATATGATGAATATAATAAGGAAGTATTAGACTTAATGTTATTATTACAAAAATTAGAAATACCAATATTTATATGTTCTACAAGAGAACCAATACAAATAATAAATTGGTGGAATAAACAAGGATTTTGGTGTGAAGCAATAAGTATAAGTAATGACAAAACATTTTGGAATGATTTGAAATATATAGGTGTAACAAATAGAAAATTACCAGCACAATTATATATAGATGATAGAGCATATAAATATACTGGACAAACAGTAAAACAGTTTATATTAGATAACTCAGAGGAGGACTAATATATGACAAATGGACAAGAGAAATCATTAGAAAAAATAAAAAGACAAATATTGTTAGAAGAAGGCAGAAAGAACATTGGAATACCCGTTTTCATATCAGACTTAAAAAATGTATTAACATTGATAGAAGAAAGAGATAAACAAATTGATCTAATGTCAGAGCAATTAACAACACCGATACACAGCAAAGAGTATGTAAAAGAATATTATAAGAGGAAAGCAAAAGAAATATTAAACAAATAAAAAGAGCATACTACATTTAAAGAGGTGGAGTATGCAAGAGAAAGAAATAATAGAGAAGTGGAAAGCAGGATTGAGCAAGAACAAATTAGCAGAAATATATAGAAGAGAGTATAATCAGCAAATAAAGATAATAAGAGCAACAATGAAACACAGACACGACGGAAAATATATAAGCAATTATGAAGCACTAGCAAGAGTGGAGAGTGTAATATATAGATATTTAAAAGAAAGAGAGGAAAAATAGAAATGATAGTTTTAACTATATTTATAGAAATAATAATGTTAATTTTAATAGGGGTATGTTGGTATCAAGCAGAAGAAAATTGTAGTGTTTTGGCAGGGTTAGGGATGTTCTTTTTCGGAATAATGTTATTTGTAATACCACCAATTATTGGAAATGCACATGGCTATATAAATTATATAGAAAGCAATGATAAAGATAAGGCAAGGATAACAGCAGTAACACAAGAACAGGATCTGTTAAAAACATATTACAAGGTAGAAGTTGAGTATTTAACGAATACTCCTACACAAAGTGGTGTTGTTACGAATTATAACATTGAAAAAGATATTTTTTATTGTTACATAACAGATAAGGAATTAGTAGAGAAATTGAAAAACAATATGTATAAAGAACTTTGGATAATATCAGGACACAAAGGGGGATATGAGACTTATAAAGATTTTGGTACAAAATTAATAAAAGACATAGAATTAATAGAAAATAACAATTAATCTACATAGCAAAAAAATAAAAAGAAGCGGAGTGATACAAATGAAAATAGATAAAAGAATAAGACAAGCAATAGACTATAATGCAAAAGAAATAATAATAAGCAAAAATACATACAAGAATTTAGATAAAGAAACAATAGAATTGTTAAAGAGTCATAAAACAAAACTAACATTTGAAGAGAAACAAAAAGGATTGGTGTGTAAATTTTAAGAAAAAAGGAGAAACGAATGAATAAAGAAGAATTTATAATACTATTAAAAGAGTATAAAGAAAATAAAGCAAAATTAAATATAAAACTTAAAGAATTAAGAACAGCAAGAATAAATTTAAGGATAAATGATTTTGGAACAAGTACAACATCAAGTTTCGGAATCAATCAAGATATACATAGTAAAAACAAAATAAGCAACAAAGTTTTAGATAAAATTGAAAAGAATGATGAAAGAAGAGAAGAGGCTAAACAAAAAATAACTGATCTAGAAGCGGAAGTAAGAGAATTAAGAGAAAAAGTTGAAGTTGTTAAAGATAGACTAGATGGATTAAAGTATAAAGAAAGAGAAATATTAATTGCATATTATATAGACGGAAGAACAGCTGAGGATATTGGAAATAATTTGTATTTTCAATTATTTAATCAAACAAGAAGCAACAGACACATTCAAAGAATAATAGAAAGAGCAACGAATAAAATGCTAAACTTATAAATGTCGTTAAAATGTCATAAAAATGTCGTATTATTATATATAAATATATAGTATAATAAGAACAGTAAAAATGTCACAACAAGAAAAAAAGTGACACAGGACCCACTAAGAGCAGATGTTTTAAATGTTTGCTCTTTTTATTTTTAGAAAGGATGAATAAAATGAACGATAAAGCAAAGTATTTAGAAGTAAATGAAGAAAAACAACAAAAAATTGATAGTATTAGAGAAATGTTCTCAAAGATGTATGATTTTATTGAAGAAAATTGTAAAAGTTCAAGAGAAACAAGTTTGGCAATTACTAAATTAGAAGAGGCACAATTTTGGGCAATAAAAGGAATTACAAGAAATTAGGTATTAACAGATACTAGATATGTTGATATAAAATGTACTCATTGTACATGCTCCTTTTTATTTTTTGTTTTTCCCTGAGCTTTTCTAGTGAGTTCTAATTTTATATTTGTGAGTTGTATGCAGTGATATATAAAATTATATAAGACTTTGCAAAGGTAGAAAGTATGTAAAGCATTAATTTGTTTCTACTGTATCATTGCATAGAGCTTATAAAGAAAGAGTAAAGTGTGAATAAAGAATATTGTATGAAGAACAGATGTAACGGTTGTAAGAACTATGCTATCTGTTTTAATTATAAACCGAAAAGGAAAATGAAAAATGAAAATAATGATAAGTCAACCTATGAGACGGAAGTCAAACGAACAAATAAGAGAAGAAAGAGCTGAATTGATATTGAAACTAGAAGCAGAAATCTAGCAGTAGAATGATGAATGAAAATAAAAACATTATAACAAAAAAGTAAAAAAATTTAAAGAAAGGAGTTCGTATAATGTTATATGTTCATTATATGATATGATAACATGAAAAAACAAAAACACGCAGGTGGAAGACCACCTAAGTACACTGAAGCAGAAACAATGGAATACAAGATAAACAAATACTTTGAAAGTTGCTTTGTACCAGCAAGAGATAGAAATGGCAAATTTTTAAGGGATGAGAAGCGGGAAAATTATAAGGACACAAGTAAGACCATATACTATATCTGGGCTCGCCGATGCACTTGATATGAGCAGACAATCACTATTGAATTATAGTGGAAAAAAGGAGTTTTTGGACACGATAACGCGTGCGAAGAGAAAATGTGAAGTATATGCAGAGGAACAACTTTTTGATAAAAGTGGAGTTAATGGTGCAAAATTTAGCTTGGCTAATAATTTTGAAGGGTGGAAAGATAAACAAGAAGTAGAACATTCAGGCATTTTAAAGTTGGAAGATGTTTTATGATATATACAGCTCAATTTCTAATAGAAAAAAGAAAAGAAAAGTGGGAACACTTACATAGTGTTGAAGAAGACAGAAAGTTCAGAGAAGCTGTGGCAAATGAACTATACACAAATAAAAAGCTTTTGATAGAAATAAAAGAAAATCCTGAATATCTAATAGAACTAGAGTTTGTAATAGTGAATAAAAAGCAACAAACAGTTCCATTTTTCATAAATGATGTTCAACAAGAATTTATAAGTATAATAAATAATGCAAAGAAAGATTACAGAAATGGATTAATAACTGATTTGACATTTTTGGTATTAAAAGGAAGACAACAAGGTTTTACTTCATTTATAACTGCATATCAACTAGCCATATCTTTACTAAATAAAAATTTTCAAGGTTTTACATTAGCAGATAAAACGGATAATACAGAAGCTATATTTCAAAATAAAGCAAAGTTTCCGTATGAACAACTTCCAGATATAATTAAACCTACAGAAAAGTTTAATAATAAAAGACAATTATTGTTTGAGAAGTTAAACTCAAATTGGAGTGTAGACACTGCGACAGAGAATGTAGGACGTTCAAGAACAATTAATTTTTTTCATGGTTCAGAATGTGGATTTTGGAAAAGCATATCTAAAGTACAAGCAGGGTTAGGAGAGGCTTTTACGATAGATTGTATCAAGATATACGAAAGTACAGCAAATGGATACAATGATTTTCAAAAAATGTGGGAGAATGGCACAGGAATAAAGTGTTTTTTCGAATGGTGGAAGACTAAAGAATATAGAACAAATTTTGAAAGTAATAAAACAAAAGAAGACTTTATAAATAAAGTATATAACAGTAACGAATGGATATTTGAAAGGATTAAAATCTTAATAGAAAATAAACACTTAGAACTAGAACAAGTATATTGGTATTATAAAAAATATGAGAAATATATAGACAAAGATTTAATAAAACAAGAATATCCTTGTAGTGCCGAAGAGGCCTTTTTGGCTTCTGGGAATTGTATTTTTGATAAAGAAAAAATAATTAACAGAATACAACAATTAAAAGGACCTATAAAACAAGGATATTTTAAATATGAGACTTATTATAATGAAAAAGAAAATGAAGTATTAATAGATGATAATTCGATTCAATGGGTCGAGGATGTACATGGATATATAAAAGTTTATGAAGAACCTATTGAGGGATATCCATATGTTTTGGGAGGAGACACTGCTGGCGATGGTTCTGATAATTTTACAGGACAAGCATTAAATAATATAACAGGAAATCAAGCGGCGGTGTTAAAACATCAATTTGATGAGGATATGTATGCAAAACAAATGTATTGTCTTGGAATTTGTTATAACAAGGCTTTGATAGGAATAGAGACTAATTACAGTACATATCCGAATAAAGAGTTAGAAAGATTACAATACCCTAATTTATTCATACGAGAAAAAGAAGATACATATACACATAAACCAATAAAATCATATGGATTTGAAACAAATAAAAAGACTAGGCCAATTATAATAGCAAGATTAGTGGAAGAATATAGAGACAATATAGAGCAAGTAAATGACAAAGATACATTAAAAGAAGCTTTAACATTTATAAAAAATGAAAATGGTCGACCAGAGGCTCAAGAAGGATATCATGATGATTTAATAATGGCAAAAGCTATTGCACATTATATAAGGCCATCTCAAACATATTTAATAACAAAAAAAGAAGAGGAAAGAGTAAAAGAGTATAACCCATTGGATGATTTATATGAAGATGATACAGTTGCTTCAGATTATGGAATGAAAATAAATATAATTTAAGGAGATAGAAAAATGGATACTATTTTAACTATGATAGCCACAGCGGCTATTTTTTTTATTGGAATACAAGTTGGACACAACATGAAAGAAGACCAGAAACCTATAACTATACCCAAAGTTAAAGAAATAAAAAAGAATATACCTTTTACAAAAGAACATAAAGCAGAACAAAAAGATAAAGAAGAAATTACAAGGCTTAATACGATATTGAACAATATAGACAATTTTAATGGTAAAAAAGAAGGGCAGGTGGAAGTTGAATAATGGAAGAAGAGAATCTAACACAAATATGGAAACAATATAGTCAAATAAAACAATATTTAAGTGGTAAAGACTATTATGAACAATTAGAAATGAATTATAATTTTGCAAAGGGAAAGCAGTGGGAGAACTTGAAGAGTGGCGGAATGCCTATGCCAATGGATGATATAATAAGTCCAATTTGTAATTATAAAATTGGTGTTGTTTCTCAAAACAATATGTCAATAACATTTACTAATGAAAACTTCAGAAAAGAAGACTTAGAAGAATTAGATGATGGAACGAGTTTTAGAACAATAGCAGAAGAGGCTATAGAAAAAATAAATAAAAATATAAATAGATTTTTTGAAACGAATAACTTAGAAAATAACACTTGGGATTATGATGAAGAAAATTGTATAAGTGGAAATGTTGGAATGTACATATATGAAGACGAAGAGAATACAAAAAGAGCAGATATGATATATGGAAATAATATATTTTTAGCTGATGAAAACAACAATGACATACAAGATCAAAGTTTTATACTAATTACATTTAGAAGACCAGTTGAAAAAATAAAAGAAGAGGCTAAGAAGAATGGGTTAGGAATAGATAAAATAGCACAAATAGTGGCAGATAACAATGTGAATGAACAAGTTGGAAACAAAGAAGAGGTAAAAGATGAACAAGGAAAAGCCTTATGTGTTTTGAAATTATACAAAAAACAAAAAGAAATAACAAGAACTCAAGACAAAACGATAATTAATGAATATGGACAGGAGGAGATAGTACAAGAAGAGGTTAAAGAAAAAAAGATTACTGTTCATATGATGAAATCTACAAAAAATGTAATATATGTTCCAGAGACAGATTTGGGACTTACTCTATATCCTGTAGCGTTGAACACTTGGATAAGTCAAAAAAATAGTGCTAGAGGCAAAGGCGAACCAGAAACTAAAATCGTAAATCAGATAGAGATAAATAAAACGCTTGCAAGAAGAGATATTGCAATCGCATTAACAGCATACCCAAAAGCTGCCTATAATAGCAATATGATTGGAAATCCAGATGATTTAGATAAGGTTGGAGTGGCTATTGAAGTTAAAGATAAAACTGCACAAAATATAAGAGCGGCGATTGACTATTTACAACCAGCACAGGTTAGTCCAGACGCAAAAAACTTTTGCGATGAATTGAGTCAGAAAACAAAGGATAACGCTAGTGCAAGTGATTCAGCTTTAGGTAATATAAATCCTGAAAAAGCAAGTGGACGTTCAATTATAGCTATGAGGGACGCATCTGCTATTCCAATAAATGTACATATTGCAAGAAAAAAGAAGTTCTATGAAGATATAGGAAGAATATTATTTGATTTTATGCAAAATGTTGATGTAGATGGTCAACAAGTAATAATAACCAAAACAGATGATGAAACAGGACAAACAACAACAGAGGTTCAACAAATACCATATGAGGTTATGCAAAGATTAAAAATTGGAGTAAAAGTAAATGTATCACAAACAGACCCATTTTCAATACTTGCTATGGAACAGATGTGGGATAGTTTATTTGAGAGACAAGCTATAACTTTTGAGGAATGGGTTTCAGGACTAACTAATAATTCAAAATACAACAAAAGTAAATTAGAAGAGATAATTAAAAAACGTAAAGAGAAAGAAAGAGAAATGGCATTAATTCAACAACAGATTACCGAGCAACAATCTCAAATAAATGGAATATTACAACAACAAACTAATCAAGAAATTGCTAATATAGCAAGTGACATAGATACGCAACAAAATCAAATATTAGGAGGGCAAATAAATGAAATGTAAGAATTGTAACTTGATAGAAATGAGGGTAATGGTAAGAAACGATAAAGAAGTAGTATATTATTGCCCTAAATGCCACGAAATAGCCAAAATAAGCACAGAAGAGGAAAGTATACTGAACAAAAAGCAAGATAATTAACACCTTAGGGTGTTTTTTTATGCCTCAAAACATGTTCTGGGGCAAAACAGATAATCATGGGAATTAATAGTCGACAGACTTTAAACTGGGAGAAATTATGGAAAAAAACGAGGGAATAGTTGAAGAAACTATCGTTGACAACGACGAAACAGTTGGGAATGAAGAATTACAACAAGAAGGAATTGTGACAGAAGAACAAACGACAGAAGAACCGGTTACTAATAACACAGATGACTCTGATCAAGGAGAACTGATACAAGAATCTGAACAAAAACCACATTCTAGGATGTACACAGAAGAGGAATACCAAAAAGCAATAAACAAAATTATTGCAAGGGAAAGAGGAAATAAGGAAAAGGAGATAAATCCTTTACTGGCAACTTTAAAAGCTGTTGGATTTGATGGTAAGACTCCACAAGAGGTTAATCAGAAATTACGACAAAATTATAAAGAACAAGGTGTTGATATACCTGAATATCATGAAAACATGTCTGAAAGAGAACAAAAAGCTCTTGCTAAACTTGATGCGGATGAGGTTATTGAATTAGGCGAACAGGCAATGAAAGACAGATTTGGAGAGTTATATCAAAAATATAAGCAAAACAATATTTCGGTAAGGGAACAAGAAGAAATGAACCTAATAGGAAGAGCTCATTCAATAAAATTAGCAAAGAAAGACCTTTTATCAATAGGGGCAGACCCTAATATTGTTGAGAGCGATAAATTTAAAAAGTTTGCACAAAGATATGCTGATAACATTTCGATAAAAGAAATCTATGAAGATTATAAAGAAAAGTATGGAGAAAAACCGGCAAAACCAACAAGTGCTGGAAGTATAAGAACAACACATTCGGAAGGACAAGTAAATTATAACGAGATGTCTAACGAAGACTTTGAAAAAGAGCTCCAAAAAGTGTTAGGAGGAGTTTAAAAAAATAAAAAAAGAAAGGAAATGATGAATTATGGCAGCAATAAACAATTCAATGTCAAATTTAAGCACAGAAAATCAAACATTTTATGATAGAACATTACTATCAAGATTATTACCAGAATTGCATTTTTATAAAGATGCAAAGAAGAAAAAAATCCCTAAGGGAAAAGGAACAAAAATAGAATGGAGAATATTCAAATCTCTAGCTGTTCCAACAACACCATTAGAAGAAGGAGTAACACCTACGGGCAAAAACTTAGATATATCGCCTGTTACAGCTGAATGTAGCCAATATGGAGACTATGTAACTGTATCAGATGTATTAGATATGCAAGGTAAAGACCCTGTTATAGCAGAAACATCAGCATTAGAAGGAGAACAAGCTGCACAACTTGTTGATATCTTGATTAGAGATACTGTAACAGGAGGAACAAATGTAAGATATGCAAACGGAAAAGCTTCAAGGGCGACTTTAACAGCATCAGATGTGTTAAAAGGGGCAGATGTAAAAAAAGCTGTTAGAGATTTAAGAAAATATAATGCTAAACCATTTAGTGATGGATATTTTCATGCAATTATAAGTCCAGAACAGGCATATGACTTAATGAGCGACACTTCAGATGGAGGATGGATAGATGCAAATAAATACACAGACAATAGGCCTTTATTAAAAGGAGAAATTGGGGAATATGCGGGTGTAAGATTTATGACTACAAGTAATACAAAAGTAGTGAATACTACTACAGAAAGTGCTGCAGGAATTGATGTGCATCTTGGAGTTGTTTATGGAAAAGATTCTTATGGTGTGCCTGAGATTGGAGATGGTAGTGCAGCTAAACCATCTATTATAGTTAAAACAGATGGAGGAAATTCAGATCCATTAAATCAAAGAAATACAATCGGATGGAAAAACATGTTTACTTGTAAGAGATTAGAAGAAAAGTCAATAGTAAGAATAGAAACAGGAGTAACTGCCTAGCAGTTACTCTAAAATTTATTATTAGGAGGAGATAAAAATGGCAAATCAAGAAAACAATAACCAAGAAGTAAAAGTACAAAATGTGAACACAACAGAAGAACAAAGTAAAAAGGAACAAGAGAAAGAAGCAGTAAAAACAGCTGAAAAGTTGAAAAAAGATTTAGTTGAGATAAAGATTCCAATAGATCCACTAAACAAAACAGACAGAACTGTAGATGTAATAATTAATGGATATAGATGGACAATACAAAGAGGAAAAGAAGTGAAAGTTCCAAGAGCGGTAAAAGAATTGCTAACAGATGCTCAATATATCTAAAATCACTACCAATAGGTAGTGTGTAGAGCACATAAATGCTTTACACAGTGCCTATTTAAGGAGGAAAGTAGAATGTATTTAAATGATTTAAAAAACATAGCAATGCAATTAATTGATGAATATTCAGAGTCTAAGTCTCCAACAGAAGATGAAGATATAAGACTAAAATTAAATGGATTATTTAACACAGCATTATTTGAGGTTGCTCAAATTAAAAAAATATTAAAAGTATATAATTTTTCAATAAAGGAAAAGGTTGACACAGAATATAAATCAATAGGATTACCAGATGATTTTATGGAAGAAAAGAGATTAAGATATTTTTCTTCTAATAATTCGATATTAAGATACTATATTCAGAGAGATAGATTAAAGGTACATAAATCATGCCTAGGAAGCTTTGAGCTAGAATATTATGCTGTTCCAGAAGAAATTACGGAAGACAATCAGGACGATTATGAGTTTGAATTAGATATGGATGCACAAATGGCACTTCCGTACTATGTTGCAAGCAGTGTACTAATGAGTGACGTGTCCGCAAATTATACTGCTTTTGAAGCAAAATATAATGCAAAAGTTGAACAATTAATGAGAAGTGCACAAGAGAAAGAAAATAATAGTACAGTTACAATACATCAGTTATATTCTATTTAGAAAGGAGACATATTATGGCAACTATACCAAGCTTTACACCTAAAACACCTAAAACAAGAGTGTATAGCGATTTTAGAGGTGTGGATTTTACATCTGATAGTACAAGAGTATCATTGTATAGGAGTCCTAATTGCGTAAACATGTATAAAGATTATAAATCTAGTTTAGGACAAGCGGTAGAAACAAGACCAGGATTTATTAATTTGCTGGAACTTGGAGACGAAATATATGGAATACACTTTATAAAAAAAGATATATTAAAAGTCTTAGTACATAGTGGCAAAAAATTACTTTTATGGAATAGTTATCCAACTTCACAATTAAAAGAAAATATGCAAGTGTTATTCTCTGATATGGCTGAGAACAAGTCTAGGTCATTTGTATATAATAATAAATTATATATAAATGATGGGAAAAATTATATTTTTTATGATGAAAATGAAGTTAAGAATGTGGAGGAGGTTGCATTTATACCAACCACAACTATTGCAAGAAGTCCAAGCGGAGGAGGCACATTATATCAGCCAGTAAATGTATTACAAACAAAAAGAAAAAATTCATTTTTGGCAAATGGAACGGATAAGAACTATACATTAGATAGTAGTGGGCTAGATGCAACAGAGATAAATGTAACTATAAATGGAACTGAAAAAAAAGAGGAAACGGATTTTACTGTTAATAGAGCTACAGGAGTTATAACATTTAATTCTGCGCCGCCAGCTCCAACAACAGCAGGACAAGATAATGTAGTTATTACCTTTTCAAAGACAGTGTCAGATTATTCTAATAGAATTAAAGAGTGTTTAATAAGTTGTATTTTTGACAATAGAGTGTTTTTTAGTGGTAATAGTGGCTTTCCTAATGCTCTTTTCAATTCAATGTTGAATGACCCAACATATGTATCAGACTTAGCTTATTATCAAGATGGAAGTGACAATATTCCGATTACTGCGATATTAAGAGTAGGCGATAGTATATTAGTTATTAAATCAGACGATCAACAAGATTCTGTGGTTTATTATCATACCCCTAAGGATGTAAAAAATGGAGATACAGAAGAGACAATATATCCTACGAAACAAGGATTAGCTGGAATAGGGTGTATTTCTATGTGGGGAAGTAAAAATTTTTTAGATGAACCTGTTTTTGTTTCTAGGTTAGGATTGGAGTGTTTTACGAAGTTAAATTTAGGACTAGAAAGAAGTATTGAACATAAGTCAAGCATGGTGGATACTAAGCTTGTTAATGAACCAGATTTAAAAAATGTTTGTTTAGAACAATGGAGAGGGTATTTACTTTGTCTTATAAATGGTCATATATATTTAGCTGACAATAGGCAGAAGTTTCTTAATAAAGGAACTCAACAACAAGAATATGAGTGGTTTTATTGGGATAATATAGGAGATGTAGTAAACAACGAATTTAAGAAAGCAGTAATGATAAAGTCATATGATGATAATTTGTTTTTCGGAACAGAAAACGGGGTCATTGCTAGGTTTACCGATAAGATATACAACGACAATGGAAGAACGATATACTGCCAGTGGGAAACACCATGTGATAACTTTGGAAGTGAAAATCATGTAAAAACATCAAACAAAAAGGGAGGAATAGCCAATTTTAAAACTATTTCAGGTTCAGCTTGTAAGCTTAAAGAAAAAACAAATAAATCAGAAGAAAAAGAAATCACAAGATTTATATCAAGTGGTTTTTCTTATGAAAGTTTTAGTTACACAGATTTTTCGTACAATACAGCTCAAAAATTGAGTATGACATACAAAATAAAAGAAAAGAAATGGCAAAATATTTCTTTAATATTTTATTCAGACGAACTAAATAAACCATTTGGAATATTTAATGCAGTCTTAGAGGCCTTTGTAGGAGGATATATAAAATAAGGAGGATTTAACAATGTTTAAAAAAATTACTGAAAATGTTGAGATACATCAAACGTTACCTGACACGCCTAATATGACAACGCAAGAATTAAAGAAAGCATGGGACAAAGGAAATAAAATAATAAAGGAAGCGTTCAATAGTTTGATTAATGAATTAAAAAAAACATCTATAGAGAATACGGTTCTATACCAAAGTGAAAGTGGAACAACTGAAAACATAACATTGTCAGACAATTATGATAACTATGTGAAGTTTGATATATATGTCAAAGAAGGAATAATTATAACTTGTTATAATAATAGCTCTAACGAAGGATGCAATATTAGTTATGCAAAATCCATTGGGGTAGACACAGTATCTATACAAATAAAAACACAGCAAATTTTTTTCAAAGATAATAATACTATAACAAGAGGAATGGGAAAAACAATAGGAATAGGTGGCTCTGGACAAGGGGTTACACAAAATATAGATGAAAATATGATTATAACCAAAGTTATTGGATATTATAAGGAGGGGAACAATGAGTAACTATAATATTGATGAATTAGCAAGGCAAATGGGTTTTAATGATACATATTTAAATAAATTAAGGGCAAGTAATTCTTATATTTCTGAAAGTGCGAATAAAGATAGAGATATGGTAAATTCACAATTAAATCAAACGCTTGCTGATTATGAAAAAGAAAGACAAGATCAAAACAACAATTTTATAAAAGAAGGTCAAGCCGCATATGTTGACTATGCGAAATCAATTAATCCATATTCTAACCAAAATAGTGATACTATGAGAAATGGATTAGGTAATAGTGGATATTCAGAAAGTTCACTAATAGGAGCGAATAATACATATCAAAATAGGTATACAAATACTAAAAACAATTATGACAATATTTTTGCTAATATTAATAATAATATAGCAAAAGCTAAAGAGACAGGAAATATAGAACTTGCTAAGATTGCAAAACAAGAACAAGAAAGGTTACTTGAAAATTTATATAAAATGAATGATGAATATACTGCTGAGAAACAAAGAGAAGAGGAAAAGAGAAGGTATGAAGCTGAGATGGCGTTACAAAAGCAACAATGGGAAGCTGAAATGGCTTTACAGAAGCAACAACTTGCAAGAACTAGCAGTTCTTCGAGAAGCAGTGCAGGAAGAGGAAGTTCAGGAACAGTTTTAGTTAACAACAATAACAATCAACAGACTTTGGAAAATCAAAACTTGAAGAAGTTGTATGAAAATCTATCAAAAGCTAAACCAAGTAACAATTTAAATAAGCAAATATATAGAAATCTAATATATGGCGAAGTACAAAATGGACATATAACAGACTCAGAGGCATCAGCACTATTTAATGAATTTGGGTTATAGGAGGCAAATATGTCTTGGGAAGATTTTAAAAAAGAAAAACAACAAGATTCTTCTTGGGAAGAGTTTAAAAAAAATAAAGAAAAATCAGTTAAAGTTTCAACTAATCAGAATATTAATGCACCTGCATCGAATATAAAAAATTTCATGAATGATACAGAAAGAACATTTAGTAATTTATTGCTAGGAGCTAAAAGAGGAACAAAACAGGCCCTTAATTATACATTTAAGACCGCTGAGAACATGGATAAATATAAGACTGAACAGCAAACAAAGACTGAAAAGATTTTTGGTTCAAAAGAGTTAACAGATACAGAGAAAGCACTATATATTGCAAGGCAGAGAGGAGAAATTTCAAATAGAGAAGCAAATAAGAATAGTTTTAATGATTTACCAACCTATAATATATCTTATGATAGTGCAAAAGTTGAAGATGTTGCTAATAACAGTATGTTGGACAAGTCAATAGAACAAGACCAAAAAAAGATTCAAGAGAACATAGAAAATCAAACTAATAAATTTTCTAAGAAGCTTGCAGAACTTGCACCTTCAATAGGAAATATGGGAGTGGGTACAGCAATAAGTGCTTTAAATCCTGCAATAGGAATGACGTATTTTACTACGAGTGCAGGAGGAGACTATATGCAAGATGCATTAGACAGAGGAATGACAAGAGACCAGGCGACAACTTATGGAGCAATAATGGGACTGATGGAAGGTGCAACGGAAACGATAGGCATAAAAAACTTATCAAAAGCAGGTAAGGGATTAAAGGCATTGGTTAGTGGTGCTAGTAAAGTAGCAGTCAAAGAAGGAGCTGAACAAATTGCTAAAAATAGTGTAAAAACAGTTTTAAAAGATTATGGAATAGGTATAGCAGATAATGTAATGCAAGAGGCAATTATAGAGCCAATTCAAGAAGTAGTAGCAGGAACAATAAGTGGAAAAGATAAAGCAAATTGGGATGATATGGGACAAAGGATGCTTAAATCTGGAATAGATGGTGGTTTGACTAGTGCAATAGTAGGAGGAGCAAATTTAGGAATACAGTCTTGTGTGGGAATAATAGAAAGAACAAAAAATGGTCAAAATGTAACACGACAAGAATTACAAGAAGCGGTAAAAGATGCTTCAACACAATTAGATGTTACAAAAATGATAACAGATAGTACACAACAGCAAGTAAATAAGTATAAGATGTTCTCAGAACAACCACAATCGACACAGAATCAACAAAATATAAATACACAGCAAATTACACCAACAATATCCAATAACGTTCAAAATGGGGGTTCGGAGCAAAACAATAGTATTTTAAATAATAAAGATGTTCCAATGTTAAATTATCAGTACGAAAAAAGTGATAATGCTAAAATAAATAATTTGAGACAAGATGCAAATAAATATTTCAACAATTCAGAGAAAGCAAAAAATTACGTCAATATGCTAGAACAGATTATAAATGATAAAAATATTGATATAAGATTGGATTCAAATTTAAAAACACCAGACGGAAAAGTTGCAAATGGTTCATATTTAAATGGAGTGATAACAATAAATCCAAATTCAACAAAAGCAGGAGAATTTATTGCTGTTCATGAATTAACACATGCTATTGGTACAGATTCTATGAGAAACATAATAGAAACATACAGAAAAAGCAATATAGAATTTAACACAGCTATGGAAAATCTTTTACAAAATTATAATTCTACAGAACTAACAGATGAAGCTTTGTCTGATGTTTCAGCACAACTTTTTGGAAATCAAGAATTTATTGCTAATGTTTCGCAAAGTAATCCTAATATATTTAAAAGAATCTATAATGAGATAAAGTATTTATGGCATCAGTTTAGAGGATATAAAAACCAAAATCAATTCATAGATGACTTGTATTATAAATGGACACAGGCTTATAATAGTAATAGTAAATTAAACGAAGCAAGTAATTACTCTATTGCAGGCAAAGAAGGAATGACGAATGCAATTAAGGCTGACACTAGAAATTTAGCACTTGAACGAAACTATAATAAAGCTCAACAAATGCAAAAAAGTGGAATTGACAATGAAACTATTAGGCAAAATACTGGATGGTTCCAAGATAGAAATGGCGATTGGAAATTTGAGTTTTCTGATAAAGATATGTCATTGAAAAATATTAAACTAGAAAAAGATAAAACATATAAATTAGGAGATATATTAGAACATGACACATTGTTTGATATATATCCAGAATTAGCAAATTATAATGTTAAATTTACGGATTTAAACAAACCAAATGGTGTGTATAATATATTTGATAAAGATATAAAAATAAATAATAATCAACTAAATAAAAAACAATACAAAAGTAGTATCGAAGGAACTTTAATACATGAAATACAACATGCAATACAAGATATTGAAAATTTTGAGGGTGGTAAAAGTAGTAAAGGAAGTAAATTGGCTTATTACGAAAGTTTAGGAGAAATAGAGGCATCTGATACAAAGGCAAGGTTTTTACAAGAAAAACATAACAATATTGATTTGGCAGATATTGCACCAGAAAGTTCTAAGTTAAATCCTAAACATAAAAATTTAGACAGATATTTAAATAATAGAAAATTACTTGATAAAGCTAAAGACGGAGTGTATAATTATATAAAAAAAAGGAATGGTGGTAGCTATGAATTTTCTAAAGAAAATATTTCGAAAAATAAGAAGCAAAATATGGGATTGGTGGATGGCAGAAAACGAGGAAGATATGTAGATGAATATGAGATTGAAAATATTACTAATATTGGAAAAAATAACGAAAAAAATATATCTGAAAATAATAGAGAAGATAGAGGAGTATACAGGGATAGAGTAAACAAAAAAATACAAGAATCTGAAAATAATTCAGGTTCTTTTTCTTTTGACAAAAATGCCAGAAGATATGAAGATTTAGAAATAGCTAATACTGTGAAATTTAATAAAAAAGCAGATGGAACAATAAATATTGAAATATCAGATAATAATGAATTGATAAACCAATTTACTGTATTTTCAAAAGAAAGTGCCTCAAAACAATTAGGAAATAATATTGCTGATTATATATATAACAATGCAACAGAAGATAGTAAAGTTATAAATTTAAAGCAAAAAGAAAATGTAGAATTTCAAGATACATCTAATAAAGCAAAACAATTAGAAATAATAAAAAAGACAAATCCTATGTTAGATGATTATCATGTAGGAATAAGAAATATTGACGACATAAAAACATTTGATGAAGTAATTAATGATGAGGAAAGTTTTGCTTGGGGAGATTTTACAAAAAAAGACGCAGAAAGAGCATTAAAAAAAGGAAAAATAACTATATATAGTTCTTATCCAATAGAACAGGGAACTTTTGTGTCAACTTCTAAAATACAAGCTGAACAATATGCTGGCGGAAAAGGGAGAAAGATGTATTCAAAAACAGTTTCATTAGAAGAAGTTGCTTGGATTAATGGAGATGAGGGGCAATATGCTAACATTAATCAAAAATATTCATTGGAAACAGATAAATGGAATAACTATTTAGACGACAATTTCAAATCAGAAGGTACAAAGACAAATTTAGAGAAAATAAAAAATATAGCACCAATAGCAAAAAATAATAAAGATATAAAAGCACCGGTTGCAAAAATACAACAGAATAATGTGGAAAAGGTTCCTTATAGAACAACTGAACAAATAGTGAATGATAAAAAAATATCCGACTTAGATGCAATCAAAGAAGAGTCAAACAAAGTAAATACCCCTACTATAAAAGAAGTCAATAAAGCGGTTAATCAACTTGAAAATAACATTTCACCAAATGTTGAAACACCAACAAGTCCTACAATAGATTTAGTAAACAAGAAAAGAAGTAAAGAAAAAGCAAGTTTAAAAGAAATTAAAGATACATTAGCACAAAAGTTTGTAAACAAAGGTCATTATATAGATAAGCTAGCTCAAAAAACAGGAAATAAAAATTTGACTTATTTGTATGACAGAACTATGAATACTTTTAATGAAGCACAAATATCAATAGGAGATAGACAAGTAATAACAAATGAGAAAGGAACAGATATAGAAGTAGTAGGGAAATCTATTATGGATATATTTTCAGAGGCTGATAATTCTAAACTATCAAATGAATTTGATGATTACCTATTAAATAAACATAACATTTCAAGATATGCTTATGAAAAAGGAGTATTTGGCAAAGAGATATCTGCAACAGATTCTCAAAAAGTAGTTAAATCTTATGAAGAAAAACATCCAGAATTTATTAAGTGGTCAAAAGAAGTAAGTAACTATAATGATAATAATTTAAAAGATTTAGTAAGAAATGGATTAGTTTCGAAAGAAACTTATAATAAATTACGTGAAATGTATAGTGACTATGTCCCTACATTTAGAGATATCACAGAAAATATTGCTCAATATCAAGATGATTCAGTAGGAGGAAATACTTTAAAAAAAGCTACGGAAAGCAACAAAAACATTTTATCAATAAAAGAAAGTATGGCAGAACAAACATTAGCAATAAAGAAAGCAATAAGGGTAAACAAATTAGGACTAGAATTATATAAAACTTTGGGAAAAGAATCAAAAGTAACCGAATCAGTTAGTGGAATTAATTTTGATCCAGTTGCAATTCAGACACTTGCTGGAGATGTGATTGCAAAAGCCAAAGATGGAACTAATACCTTTATGATTTTTCAAGATGGAGAAATGACTGAGTTTAAAATAAGTGATGAGCTATATTCAGCTTTTTCTAAAGATATGAAATTAGAAAATATAATAAAAGATAAAAATTTGGTAAAAACAATAAAAACTTTATTAACACCAGTTGAAAAATTATCTAAAGCGCAAAGAGAGCTATTAACTACATATAGTGTTGGTTTTGCATTTAATAACCCTATAAAGGATTTTCAAGATGCTCTGTTCAATACTAAATATAGTTCATCCCAATTTCTTAAAAATTATACCAAGGCCCTTTATAATATTGGTACAAAAGGCTCGTGGTATCAAAATTACAAAGATAATGGTGGCACAGCAAATACATATTTTGACTATGAAAAAGGAATACTGCCCAATAAAAATAAGCGATTTGGAGACAAGATAAAAGTTGTAAATGAAATTTTAGAACAAGCACCAAGATTAGCTGAATATATATCAACTATAGAGAATGGAGGTAGTATAAATGAAGCTCTATACAATGCTGCAGATATAACTACTAATTTTAAAAGAGGTGGAGATATTACTAAAGTTGTTAATAAGTACGGTGCAAATTTTTTAAATGCTTCTGTTCAGGGATTAGATAAGTTTCACAGAAATTTATCTGGTCAAAACGGATGGAAAGGCTATGCAAAATTAGCTATTAAAGCTGTTGTATGGCAAGTAGCTCCAGCTGTTTTAAACGGATTGCTATTAGGAGATGATGACGATTATGATGACTTACCTGAATATACTAAGGACAATTATTTTTTATTTAAAATAGAGGATGGTAAGTTTTTTAGAATACCTAAAGGAAGAATTTCAAGTGTTGTTGGGGGAATTGCTAGAAGAGCATTAGAAACTGTGCAAGGCAAAGACGTTGATTGGAAAGCATTGACTGATACAACAATTAATCAAATGGCACCTAATAATCCATTAAAAGATAACATTGTTGCACCGATAGCACAAGCATCATCAAACAAATCATGGTTTGGTGGGGAAATTGTAAGCAGTAGACTTCAAAAATTACCTGTTGCAGAACAATCAGATGAGTCTACAGATAAGTTAAGCAAATTCCTGGGAGAAAGATTAAAAATAAGTCCTAAAAAAATTAACTATGTACTTGATCAATATTCTGGTGGGATTGGAGATGTAATTTTACCTATGTTGACACCTCAAGCAGAAAATAATATTTTTGAAGACAAATTTACTACGGATGCAGTAATGAAAGATAAGCATGTAAGCGAGTATTATTCTCAATTAGAAGAATTAGAAAGAAACAAAAATTCTGAAAAATCAACTGATGTTGATAAACTAAAATACATGTATTTGTCTGGAAGTTCAAAAGAATTAGGAGAATTGTATCAGAAGAAACGTGATATACAAAATTCTGATTTATCTGACAAAGAGAAGAAAAAGCAAGTTAGAGATATGCAAATGAAAATTAATGCTATTGTGGAAAATAAATTGAATAATGTAGATTCTGTTAGAAAAAACGAAGATACAGCAACTATTGGTAATGAAAAGTATTATAAATATAAAGGTGAATGGAAAAATGTTTCAGATGAGGAGGCAGAAAAAATGAAAGGCATATCCTTAACTACATATGCTAATTATCAGAATAAAGTTGCAACATTATCTGAAGAAAAAAAGAATAAAGATGAAAATATTACTCAAAAGGATAAAGTGAAGATTCTTATAAATTCTAATTATACTGGTAAAGAAAAAGATAAAATATATAGTCAAATAATAAATACAGATGATAAAACTTATCAAATATTGAAGAAGTTAGATAATAACAAAGATATCATTAATCAATACCTTGATTATTTACAAGCTGATTTAAAAGCAGATAGAGAAGATGATGGCACAGAAAAAGGAAGAGCAGTTTCAGGAAGTAAAAAGAAGAAAGTTTATAACTATATAAATAGTATTGACAATAGGAATATGTCTTATGTTCAAAAACTTTATTTAACAGGAGTAAATACAACTTTAAGTACAGCAGAAAAAAAGAAAATTTTTACATTAATAAACGAAAACAAATCTTTAACTAAGGAGGATAAGCTTGAGGCACTTGATAAGCTACAAGGATTTACAATATATAAAGATGGAAAAGTCAAATGGTAACTATTGCAAAAATATAGAAATAGTGGGATAATGATGTTATAAGAATAAAGAAAAGGTGGTAGTCTAATGGATAATCAAGATAAACAAAAAGAAAATAATACCTATAATATATTAATGCCTGTTTTAATAATAATAGCAGTAGTTGGTGTGTGCTATTTGGGTTATTTAATGTATGATAATTATCAAAACACAATTACAGATTATGAAAAACAAATAGATAATCTTCATTCTACAATTAATCAAAGAACACAATCAATAAACAACTATAAGACTGAAGTAAGCAGTATGAATAAGCAAATACAATTTATGAATGACCATGTTGCCATTTGCCCTTTAGACGGAAGTGGCTTGTATCATAAATATGGCTGTGATCATTTAGATACTTCTAGTTTTATGATATATAATACGGAACAAGCACTTAATGAGAAATATATTCCTTGTCCATATTGTTTTGAAGAAACAACTAATACATCAAATGGTATAACCGAAATTGTTTATATAACTAATACAGGCTCAAAATACCATAGAGATGGTTGCTCTTATTTAAAAAGTAAAAAGTCTATTACAAAAGAAAAAGCACAAGAACAGGGATATACTGCTTGTGGAAGATGTAATCCTTAAAATAAAATAGAAAGCACTTACAGGAATGTAGGTGCTTTTATAATGGAGGTAAAAATTGAAAATAGTTATATATCAAAATAGAGAGGTTTATAAAGAAGAAAGCAAAATAGGCAACGACTCAGAAAACAAAGTAGAAACTTTAGAATTTGAATTTCCAGAAGAATATGAAGATTTTACAAAATATATAGAGTTTCAAACAAGAGGCGAAAAATACGTTGATTTAATTAAAGATAACAAATATGTGATAACCAAAGAAGTTGCAAAACAAGGAAAAATAAAAACACAGTTAGTTTTGAAGAAAAAAATTGAAAATGATACACTTATTTTTAAATCAAATGTATTTGAGTTAAATGTATCTAAAAGTATTAATGCAACTGAGAATTTAATTAATCAAACAAGCCCAGATTTAATAGAAAAAATAGTTAATGAAAATAATCAACAAAACACTAAATTAGACACTTTAGAATTGGATAATACAACTAATAAAGCTAAGCTGCAGTCTATAGAGACCAAAAATGAATCTCAAGACCAACTAATAGAACAAGCACTAGCTTCAATATCAAACATAGAAAAAAAGAATACAGAACAAGACGAAAACATAACAAATAATACTGAGTCAATAGAAGAACTCAAAGCAGAGAATGAAGAGTTAAGAGCAGAAAACAAGTTAATTAAAGAGCAGATACCAGCACGGAGAGAAAAGTGGAAACAGTATACATATAGAAGATAGCTCTAATCTGGAAATGTGTTGGAAGTTGAAAGGTGGACACAAGCAAAATGGAGACCCAGCACCCGACAATTTGGTTGAAATTGAAACAGTAGGAAGTAACGTGAATTTATTTGATAGAAGTATTTTTCGCTCAGGTGGTAGAGTCGGAGCAGATGCAGCAAGATTATATTCAATGCAAACATATAAATTTTCAAAAGACAAGCAATATATAATTTCTACAAATTTAGACTTGACAATATATAATTATGCACTTAATTTATTGTCAAGCAATGTATCAACGAGTACGGTGTTTCAAGACACGGGATGGAAAAATACACAACCACTGCAATTCAATTATTCATCATCAGATTATTACGTAGGATTAATTATAAGAAAACAAGATAATACCACAATAAACTTAGAAGAAATAGCAGATGTATGGTTTAAGATAAAAGAAGGCTCAGAAGCAACACCGTGGTCTCCGTACCGGAATGGGCAGTGTAAAAATAGATGTAATAAATAACGATCTTCTTAATATGAACGATTTAGAAGAACAGCTTATAAACGGGATAACATATAGCATAAAAAATAATGTATTGAAACTAAGAGGAACAGCAACTGCAAATAAGACATTAATATTTAACAACAAAAAAGAAGTTAATTTAAAAGCTGACACATACACTTTAAGTGTAAACAAAAGTGGAACGATTACAGGCACATTTGGATATTATATTTATCCTGATACGGGCAGTCAAATAATCGATGGCGGAAATTTAGGAAATACAAATAATACTGGGATAAAAACTCAGATATTAGATAAAGAATACCCAAATTGTAAATTTGGAATATTTTTTGCTTCTGGTTGTGTGATAGACGTAACTTTGAAAGTTCAATTAGAAAATGGATCGATGGCAAAAGAATTTACACAACACCAATCTCAAACAGCTATAATGCCAATACAGCAAGAAATGCTAGAAGGAGACTATGTTGCAGATGTAGAACATCACGAATGGGAGAAATTGATTTTGACGGGAGATGAAGATTGGCATAAATCTTCTACAACAGAAGTAGACAGATTTTCATATAATACAAGTGAATATCCAGCTTTTGCCGATGGACTTTCTAATTACTTTTTAGTGCGAAAAGGGATTGGAACAAATGTGGGAACATTGGTATTTAATGCTGGAACACAAATAGTTGTTAATTTTAGTGATTATGGCACAACGACTTTAGAAGAGTCTAAAGCATGGCTTAAATCAAAATACGATGCTGGAAATCCCGTAACAATATATTATAAACTAGCAACACCAACCAACTTAGAACTAACAACAGAACAAA